ATTGGCAACTGCTACTGGTTCCCTAACTGATGCTAGTGATGCCTTAACTCTAGCTCTCGATATCAGCGCAGCTACCGGCAAAGACCTTAACGCGGTATCTAATGCGCTTGGTAAGGCTTATGAGGGCAACACTTCCAGCTTAGCCCGTTTAGGCATTGGCCTATCAACTGCCGAAATAAAGACTCTTGGATTAGACGGCACAATGAAACAATTGGCGGACACCTTTAAGGGCGCAGCAACAGTCCAAGCCAATACTCTTGAAGGTCAAATTGCTCGACTTAAAGTTACCTTTGATGAAACAAAGGAAACAGTCGGAGCGGCTCTATTGCCAACCCTTCAAAGACTTCTCGATTACTTCATCAATGTAGTCATTCCCAAGTTTATTGAATTCAAAGATGCGGCAATTCGTCCCGTTACTGATGCTATTGAGCGCAATAAAGAATCTTTAACAACTCTTTACAATTTCATTCGCCAATATGTAATCCCAATTATTGTGGAAGGTTTTGGCGATGCTCTAAGATTTATTGGCAAAATTGCTGGCGGTATTTTAGATGTAATTGGCGCAGTCGTTAATGGCATTAAGACAGCAGTTGAGTTCGCCATCAATGCCATAAACACTTTGATTCGCGCCTATAACGCAATTCCATTCCTGCCAAATGTCGGCACAATCTCGGCTCCAAGTTTAGGCTCCGCACCATCAACTTCTAAGTCCGGTGTCCCGAGCGTTCCTACGCCTAAAATCACGGCACCATCAATCGGTGGCGGATCTATTGGCGGTGGCAGTTCGGCCGCCGGTGGTTCCTCGACTACGACTAAAGACACTAGCGCGGCTAAAGAATCAGCGAAGATTGTCGCTGAAGCGATTACCGATATGCGCCCAGTTTTGCCAACTTCAATAGCCGAGTTTAGAGCTAGGGAATCGCGCGATGTAATCAATTACGGCGTTAGCAGTTTAGGCGGATTAGATGTAGCCAGAGTTAGAGCTGGCGAAGAACGCTCAATAACAATAAATGTCAATGCTCCAAGCATCATCGATGAGGAAGCCTTCCAGCGAACGATGGTAAATGCGTTAAATGAAGCTGCTAACCGAGGAACTGGTGGCGGCGGTGGAATTAGAACGAGTGCTCAAGTCTTATGACCTTATGGAATCCGGTTTATCGAGTAAAGGCTAACGGCACTAATGTCACCGGTATAACCCTTACGGGCTTTACTATTTCATCCGGTCGCAAAGACATTAACGCCTTTACTGAAGCTGGATATTGTAATATCACTTTAATAAATACCGATAATACTTATTACCCTTTCACAGTTAACACGAGCATCAATATAGAAATTCAAGATTCTAATGGTGACTGGGTTGCTTTATTCGGTGGCCGGATTTCAGATATCGCAACCGAGGTCAATTCAGCCGGATCAACGGCAGTAGTTACCCGAATCAATATCATCGCTCTTGGCGCTTTATCTAAACTTCAAAGAGCTTTATTCAACGGGAACCTAACTGAAGATTTAGACGGCGGACAAATGCTGCAATTGCTTCAAGATTTGCTCTTGGGTTCTTGGAATGAGGTATCCACTTCGGAGACTTGGAACGATTATGATGCTACGACCACTTGGGCTAACGCTGAGGATGTGGGACTCGGCAACATTGACGCTGGTGAATATACTATGTCAAGCCGTCAAATATCCGATTCTTATATCTCGCCAATCGCCAACTCAATTGCTCAGTCAGCCGGTGGATATCTCTACGAGGATGCTTTCGGCAATATCAGTTACGCCGATGCCAGTCATAGGCAGGATTACCTAGTAGCTAATGGCTATACCGACTTGGATGCCAATCACGCAATCGCCGCAGGAATTTCCTCAGTCTCCCGTCAGGGCGATATTGTAAATAAGGTCACTATCGACTACGGCAACAACTTCAACAGCTCTTATACCGCTCAGAATGTCACAAGTCAGGGAACCTACGGGCTTTATTCAGAGCAACTAAACTCTTACATTAAAGGAACCTCTGACGCTGAGGACTTCGCGGATCGAGTAATTGCCCTTCGAGCCTTCCCTCGAGAGCGTTTCCAATCAATCACCTTCCCAGTCCATTCAACCGAAATCGATGACACCGACCGAGACGCTTTGTTAAATATCTTTATGGGCTTACCCATTCGCCTCAACAACCTTCCGCCTAATATCTCCCTCGGCCAATTTGAAGGTTTCGTTGAGGGCTGGACTTGGCGCTCAACAGTCAATGGGTTATTCCTGACTCTTACGGCATCGCCTACTGCCTATAACGCAGTATCGCAACAATGGGCTCAAGTTAATGGCGCAGAAACTTGGAATAGTATCCTCAATACCTTAGAATGGCAGGACGCGATTGGAGTGATTAGTTAATGGCAAACACAGCGAATTTTGGGTGGGAAACTCCCGACGATACAGATTTGGTTAAGGACGGAGCCGCCTCGATAAGAACCCTCGGATCAGCAATTGATACCTCGATGGTGGATCTTAAAGGTGGCACTACCGGACAGATACTTTCCAAGACTTCAAATACTGATATGGATTTTACTTGGATTACTAATGATGTCGGCGATATTACTGCCGTTACTGCTGGAACTGGAATAACGGGTGGTGGAACGACCGGCTCCGTAACTATTACCAACGATATGGCAACAACGATTACCGCCGCCGGTGATATTGTCGTAGGAACCGGTAACGCGACTTATGATAATCTTCCGATTGGAACAACGGGTCAGGTTTTGACGGCAGATACAACAGTTTCACCATATAAAGTTAAATGGGCTTCAGTTGCGGCTGCGGGTTTTGTGGGTTGTTCGGTTTATGCTTCGTCAAATCAAAGCATAAATAACGCAACTTTCACCTACCTGAATTTTAATAGTGAAGAATTTGACACAGATAGTTTTCACGACAATTCTACCAATAACAGTCGTATTACCATACCAAGTGGTAAAAGCGGTAAATATTTGGTGGTTGGAAATGTCCATTTTTCTCCAAACGCAACAGGCGGAAGGTCATTCTATTTGTATAAAAATGGTTCGGCTGACATTTTTTCCATTGATATACCGACAAGTTCTGCCACTTACGATACTTCGCAAAATTTTTCTTTAATTAGAGATTTGACTGCTGGTGATTATTTACAATTAAGAGTTTATCAAACTTCTGGTGGCGCTCTTGATGTTGTTAATGGTATCAATGATTGTCGTTTTCAAGTTCAATATTTAGGAGCATAATATGGATCTATTTACGCAAATTACAAATGTTTATCCTGAATTGACAGATGCCGATTTTGGTCGTAATGGTTCTATTGCTTTATTTGATGATGGTGACGGAATTCAATACATTGGCAAATGGGAATATTCAAAGCCAATTCCAGCCGGACTTAAATTAGGTAAGTAGCACAATCCGTCAAATCAATGGCCAAACTTTGTAAAGCCGGAATTCAATTACGCGAACAAATCGATGATGAGTTTCCCAGCCGCGATCGTAAAAGTGATGGCTGGATTGCTGATGCTCGCCATCTTGCTAACAGCTCTAATTCTGATCACATTGCGCGAGACGGAATTGTTCGAGCTTTAGACATTGATGCCAACCTTAACGACCATACCGAATCTACTTATGCTCTTGTGGAGCAAATCAGAAAATGCGCCAAGCGCGGGGATAAACGAATTAAATACGTTATCTATGACGGCAGAATTGCCAGCCCAATCCTTAACTGGCGCTGGAGAAAATACAAGGGTTCAAACCCTCACCGCTCACACTTTCATTGTAGCTTTACGACCTTAGGCGATAACGATGGTTCTTGGTTCCACCTGACAGGAGAGAGAAATGAAAAGAGATCTAGCAAGAGCAGCCGAAAGCTGGCTAAAGACATTTCTAGCAGCAGCCCTAGCGACCTATCTAGGAGTCGGATTGGATGCGGAGACGATTCTCAATGCTGCTATTGCTGCCGTATTGCCGAGCATAATAAACTGGCTTAACCCATCTTACGAGCGCTACGGCCGGATTAAGTAGTGCCTACCGAGATTGCCGCCTTTATCGCGTCCGTCTTGGGATCGATTGGCTTACTGATTGCCGGACTTCGCTACATAATCAAACTTGAGAACCTTCCGCTAATTTCTAGACTCGATAAGTTAGAATCTACCCTTGAGATGGCTTTAAGGGAGAGGATGCCGAGTGCCAACAAGAAAACGCGTCGCTAAGAAGAAACCGGTCAAGCGCCGGATTCGACCTAAAGAGCCACCTACCAAACTTGATTACTGGGCTATCGCAGCTCAAGAGATTTACAAGTCTTGCCGCAATGCCGGTATGGATGAAGGCACAGCCCTAGCCTTTGCTATGGATCGAAGCTCTTGGCCTGACTGGGTTATCGATGCCAACGACCCCATTCGCAAAATTGGATGGGAAGATGGCGAGGAAGATAACTAATTTACTTCCGCGAGGTGGAACTCTTTGAGGCGCTTAAGGCCGAATATCCGGACTTAACGCCCCTCTCAGCGACCGACCGAGCAGACGGCATTACCCACAATGCCTATATCGAGCTTAAGTGCCGTAGGACGCATTACGACCAGTTAATGATTGAGCGCCACAAGTGGGATTACTTGGCCCAAATAAGGGCTAGAACGGGCGCTAGAACGCTCTATATAAGCGCGACACCTAAAGGTATCTACGAGTGGGACTTAGGGGCTATAAACGCCCCTGAATGGGTTTTTAAGTGGCTTCCTGATAAGACCGACTTTGCCGGTGCTAAGAAGGTTGAGAAGTGGGTCGGCTTCCTAGATATCCGACACTCCCGACTATTGCTTGTTTGACAAATAGATTTAACCTAAATAGATTTATCCCTATCGGAAGGCGAACGACCGGCCGATAAGGGAGCAATAAGATGGAGACTAAGACTTACACAGTCCCAGCCAAGTTCTATTTTGATCATATAGATCGAGATTGCGGCAAGACCGACAAAATAATTAATAAGAAGCGAAATCGAGTAGTGGTCGAGCTAGATCAAGACGGCTACGAAGATTTATTAAGTGACGCTGATTATTATTGGTATTGTCGGGACGAAATGGATTTAGGTTTATGTAAATCAGCGAAGCGCACAATGGAAATATTGCAATTAGTGGGTGCGCCAAATGGTAAATAATCCTCGGGTAATTGAATTTAACAAGGATGCTGGTGCTTGGTCTGATGGTCAGCACTATGTTAAAGGCTCCATTATTAGGCGATATGCCCTTGAGTCATTGGGTCGTAAAGCTGCTAGAGGCCGGTTGAGCCGAGAAGAAATTAGCGCTTATTGGCTAGATCGATTTGGGGTAAGCGCTGATGTCAGATAACCAGTTGCTTTTCCTAATGATAACCATTCCAACTTCAATAGTCTGGTGGTTAATGATTCGAGCTGAAAATAAAGAAGCTGCGGCTTTCCAAAAGGGTTATGAAAGAGGA